TTCAATAGGAGCAACACCCAATTCGCCTCTCTTGGCTTCAATCATTTTAGCCTGACCTTCTTGGTCTAAGTTGCTAAATGTTTGCTTTTCTATATCAGTAAATTGGTCGTAAATGCTTTTATCTTCTTGAGGTAGAGAAAACTCAACCTCTGGTGTTTCTATTCCGTTATCAGCAAACCATTCGTAGTTTTGAGCCACGATATATCTATCTTCTTCCGATAATGGCAAACCCCTTTCCATGTTGTTTAAAATATCAAACAACCTTTGTTCTGATTTATCAAAGTCACCCTCCTCTTCTACTGTCATTGGAGGCAATAGTCTTGGAGATGGGCCTTCTGGTAATTGCTTTTGATTTGAAATGTTTGTTCCGCCTTCAGCAGGTATGAACTCTGTTTTAGTTTCGGTTTGAGTACCTGTACCAGGAATCTCTTCTACCTCTACCTCTTCAACAGGTAGTGAATCCCAGAATTTCTTATCTACTTGTTCAAGTATCTGTTTGTCCTTTCCTTGAATATATGGCAATACAGCTTCGTAAGCTTTTTGTTTTACCTCTTGTTGTTTGGCATCATTAAGCTTTTCAAATGCCACACCAAACATTGATTTTGATTGAGTATTAACCTCATCCCAATACATTTTAGACTGAATAGCTTGTTGTACAGCAAGTCTTTGGTCTGGTGTTAAATTGGTTTTACCTAACTCATTATTCAACCAATCAACCACAGCTACCTTTCCTTGTCTAGTTGCTTCGTAAGCTTTAGCAAATTCACGAATTGGTACTTTTACATTTTTATTAAATCCATTTTGGTCTTGGTAATTTAGGTCAACATTTTTACCGCCCCTACCAAACCTATCAATAGCTTTTGCCCCTATACCAATTGTTGCAAATGGCACTTGAATCAGTCCTGTTACAGCTGCCGTTTCTTTGAAAAAATCTTCATTAAAAGATGCCCCAAATTTTCTTCCATATAAAAAATCTTGAGCAACCGCAGCTCCATATTCCTCTATGTTTTCACCAAAAAAACCATCGTTTCCAGTTTGCCTTGCAATACCTCTCCTTAATTGATTCATTGTTCTGGCAACTGAACCTTCAGTTAAGCCGCCATTCATTTTGAGCATATAACCTATGTAAAGTCTTTTTGCCCAACCATTATTTTTAATCAAATATGTTACAGCATCATTACCAACAACACCAAAAGCACCGCCTAATGATTCTGTTAAGTTTTCTATATATGTATCTAAAAAACCATAAGCAAATGCCTCCATTGGTGACATTCCCTTTCCAGTTTTTGAACCATCAATATTTTGTGTTGATGAATCAAGAACCGCAACCATATCCCCAATTCTAACATTCTTTATTTTAGAACTTTCCTGTTCACCGCCTAATGAAAACCTTATTTCTGGTGATAAGTGGTCCAGTGTTGCTTTAGCCCAACCCATAGGGTTTGATGATGTACGAGCTACTTCTCCTATTATAACAGATAATGGTCTTGTAACTGTATTTTTAAATAACGCATTTTCAGCTGTTTTACCAACATACTTTGCAATAGATTCTGCAACCGCCTTTCTTGTTGGTGCTGCCGCCCATCCACCTGCCAAATAATCAACCATATATGGAATAGCAAATGCTGTTCCTGTACCGGCACCAAATCCAAAAGAAGGTTTTATGTTTTGCTTGTATGTTTCTTCCATTCCAGAAGCATGCAATAAAAACTTTTCCCCTTCCGTAAGTTGTTTTCCTTCTTGAGCCTTTTTGGCTGCTTGATATAAATTTATATTGTTATTTAAGTCAATTGCTGTTTTAAGATAAGGAAGTGGAAGGTTATGTTCATTTACAAATCCATACTTTAAACCTCCAAGTAAAGTACCTTGGTCTTTTTCTGGTCTTGCAAGTGTATTTTGTATCTGCTCTTTAGCTTGCATTATATCCCGAAGTTCGTTTCTTACATCTTCAGAATAATCGTTAACATTCGCAAAAGTAGATGAACCACCTCCTATTGATGGTACAAATCTGCTTTGTTGTGTTTTTGATTGAGATTCTAATTCTTTTTGTCTTTCATCTAATTCCTTTAAAGCTTGTTCACCCCAATCTTTTATACCATAAGAAGTCATTTTGCTCTCTTTATCGTGGTATGCTCTTTCAACAAATTCTCCTACAAACTGCTCTTTATATCTTTGAATATAATCGTTGTCGTAACCCTTTTTAATCAAGGCATCTTTAGTAAACCCCCAAATGTTTGCAATGGCTCTCTTTTTTTCCTGCAAACTCATTGTAACAAACTCATCTCTTTTAGCAATGTTATCAATTGTCCATACCGCTCTTCTTGAAAGCAAGTTGTTTGATTTCAAAAGAGTCATGTACCTTTTGGTTTGCTCATCTCCAATTCTTTTGTTTACAACTGGCTTTACTTTAGCCTCATAATACTTTTGCCATTCTCCATCAATAACATCAGAAGCTTTTTGGTTTAAGCCTTCTGCCAATCCTTTTAGTTGAGAGTTAGCAACATCTTTATTGAGTTTCCCTTGGTTAACAAGTTGTTGTAACTCGTTCTTTTTCTGCTCAAGAGCCGCTTGAGATTGTTGTTGAACTTGTGCAAATGAATTCTGATATTCAGGTGTTTGTGTCCAGTTATCATACTCGCCTTTCATTATATCCTTAATCTCCTTTTCGGACATTTTTGAGGATTCCATGTAAGCTAAGTTTCTTTCGCCCTGCTTTTGGTAAACACTCGCAAGGTCTGGAACATCATTTTCTTTGGCGTTTATCTTGGCTGCTTGTCTTAGAATTAATGCAGCCTTTTGGTCTGGTGTACTTTGTTTACCCTCAAACTCATCTTGGGTATATACGGTTCCGTATTTTTCATTAAACTCTAAAAGCGAAGTGACTGCTTGGTCCTTCGCTTCTGGAGTTGAAAACATTGATAATCTTAATCCCTCTTTTACTCCTCCTTGTGGAGTTGTAGGAAATGGAGTTTCCTTTATTGGCTTAACTAAATCTCCAGGTTTATAGTTTAAATCATAAGACTGCTGTAAACCCTCTTCTGGGGTTGTAGCAAAATCTCTATTTATGGATGTGGATGTGGAAGGTAATTCTGATTGGCCAGATTCCAAACCTGTATCTTCTTTTTTTTTTGAAGGTAACATCAATGACCTTCTGAAAAAATCCTCTGTCGGGTAAGCATCTTTAAACTCACCAGCCTCTTTGATAATGTTATAAAAATCAGTAATATCTTTTTCGTTTGATAATGATTTTCTCAAATTATCTTCAGAATCAAAAACACCTTTAAACTCTCTTGAGTTTTCAAGTATTTTGTAGAATGTTTTTATGTTATCTGTGCTACTCATTTTTATTAATTAGTCTTTTTACTGAATCTATTTTTTAGTTTTTGTGCTAATGCTGATGTTTGATTTATTGAAGCGTTTTGCTCATCCGCTAATCTCTGTAAATCTTGTATTCTTTTCTTTAATGCCATAGATTTTTTATCACCACCTGATGTTAACCTACCTTGTATGTTACTTAATCTCGTATAAAACGATTCTTTTGTAGGAGGTGCGCCACTTCCTTCTGCTTTCATATTGGTTCCATACCCCACAATTTCGTATTTCAATAAACCTTTTTTAGCTAGGTTTTCAACTACAGCAGGGTTATTCGTTAATTCTTGAGTTAAAATAGAACCCTTGTTTTCTACAACACCATTTGGAAGCTTATAGTTGTCTTGCAAAACAGGAACCACTTGAAACTCTCCAAACTTAATGTTTCTAACTTCAGAATCCTTAATTGGCTCTCCTGTTTCAGAATTAAACAAAACCTCTGGAGTTTGTATTGTTACATCTACTGGGTCATATTGAAAACCTTTTCCTTTTACAATATTTGTTTTTCTTTCATCACCATACATTCTTGATACGGATTTATCCATATCCATAATATCTCCAACACCTGTTGCACCACCATCACCAAAATTAAATATATCTCCTTTAGGTAAGAAATGTGGTGTTGCTGATTTAGGTAGTTTTGACTTGTACTCTTGAAAGCTTATTTCTTTTGGTAATCTTTTTATCTTTTCTTCAATTGACAAATTCTTTTCACTATTTATTTTTTCAACTGCATCCATAACATAGCTTGGCGCATCTAAGCCTACTGTCATTATCTTGGAAGCAGGAACTACAAGTGGTTGACCTGGTATTGGAGTGGGTAAAACCATCTCTTTTCCTTTATCAGAAATTGAAACATATTTTGACGCTTCATCTGCTGCTGATTTTCTCCATTTCTTACCCTTATTATCGCTTCTACTCCAAAATGTTTCGTGTTCAGATTCAACTCTATCCTCTGGAACTCCTTCGTAAATATCAACTACTTTAGCACCACCAATATTTTTAACTTCTTTAGAGTACCACTTATCTTTCTTTACCTTGTTTACTTCTTCGTTCAAGTCTTTGTTTCTGTCATAAGATAATTGAGGTTTGTATTTGTCAAAGTTATTTACTCTCCACATAGCTAAACTACCAGCCTGCTCAACTTCTTTTCCTAATCCACTTCCTACTGGATCTGCGTATATTTTTTCAGCTTGGTCATAAGGAATTACTTTGCCATCTATTTCTACCTCATCGCTGTAATTTCCAGGATTTGACCTTTTATTAGCAATTTCTTTTCCCCAGTTTTCAAATGTTTGGTTATCAATTTCAACACTTCTTTTAAGGTTTATACCTTCTTGTTCGTACTCTCTTTTTAGCGCAGCCTTTTTATAAGGGTCTGCTTCGTTTTGTATAGCAGCCATTATTTTTGGTGCTTTTGCTCTCCAATTGTTTAATGCTGGACCGTAGTAATTAAAGTTACCGGCTGTCCACTTAGCGACAGGAACATCACCAGTTAAGTCAGCAATATCTTTAGCTTCTTTGGCCTTTTTAGCTTCTTTTAACTTGTAATCTTGAGCGTATATTTTAGCCAGTTCACTCGCTGGTGAACCTTTTATCAAAACAGCTTCTCCAGTTCCTTCTCTACCAAGGGCAACTGAACTTAAACCATCGTTTGTCATTCCTTAAAATTAATTAAATGGTGTAATATTAAGTGCATCCATCAAACTACCATCTTGTGCAATAAAATCAGAACCAGTATTTGGATTATATAATTCTCCATAATTTGATGATTCTCCACCTGTGTAAAACATACCATCTTGTTGAACCCTTTTTTCACTTTTTAGGTTTTTAGGTTTCATCATACTCATTATACCATAAGATTTTAACATATCGGTTAATGATTCTGTAGTGTTAGTCAAACCGGCACCTTTTAATGCAGATAACGCTCTTACTTTTTCTTGGTAAGGCATGGCTTCGTTGTAGTCAAAGTTTCTTCTTTCGTACTCACCAACTCTGTTTAATTGCTCTCTTAATCTTCCTTGATTTGTATTGTAATTTTCAGCAGCTTTTATACCTAAATTAGTTTTAGAACCTAAATTCTGTCCATACGCTCTTGATGCCATATTAACATCACCACCCATTCTTTCTATGTTTTGAAGAATGTTTGCTGTCTGTTGGTCTATATTTCCCTCAATTGCAGATTGTCCAGGCAATAAAACATTACTTGCTTGGTCTTGAATATTTTTGGTAGCTGTCATTACAGAACCAGGAACTTTCATTTCTGGTCTTTTAGGCTCATCAGACATATAACCTTTTAAAGCTTGATAGCCACCTAAAAGAAGTTTAGGTGCTGCTGGCATTAAAGATGCAAGAAGTTTACTTGTATAGTCTTCTTTTGTATCTGTAGATGATGGGTTGTAGTAACCTGCAACACCTTTGTTTTGGTTAAAATTTGTGTTTCCGACACCATTAGGGTTTCCAATACCAAGCATTGAAAGTATTCCCATTAATTGTTCATCCATAACCTATCTTGTTTTAAACAAAATTAAGTTATTTTTTGCATTTCTTCTACATATCTCCAAGCAGCAAAATCTTTACTTAAATGGTCAAAGTTTTCGCCAAGTGGAGATTTCCTTGTATAATCTCCCTTGTAGAACATTTTATCTTTGTTTTGTGCTACTACTCCAGCCAAATGTAGTATTTTCACATTCTTTGTCCGCTCGTAGCTACTTGTAGCAAATGTAAAATCAATTGAATCGGTTATGCAGACTTCTTTTCCGTAAGCCAAAGCGTTCCATAAAGTTGCCCACATTTCCGCTGTCCAAGATTGTATTGGATACTGCCCCTTAGATGTGTCATACGGAAAGCTTGAGCAATATTTGTAAAGAGCAATTGAATCTTTTTCAACCTTTTCCCAAAATTCTGGAGTAGTATTGTTTAGTACCCATTGCGCTCCACCTGCTACACCATCTTTAGATTCAATGAATCTTGGGTTTACCCCAACGATATTACACATTCCAACAAACAGCTCTTCACTTTTTGATTTGATGTATTTAGAATCTAAGTAAGAGCGACAGTCTGAACTATGCCAAGCACATGCACAAAGATTGTCTATCATTGGTTTTTTAAGGAAAATGATGTCTGAATCATGGAAGAAAAACTTCTTCACTCCTAAGTGCTTACAATGATGTTTCATGCCTTGTGGCTTTATCGCCGGCAAGTATCCTTTTACATCTTCAAGTTGGTATGTAAAATGACTTACAGTTAACTTCTCCATCAAGGCTTCTAACCCTGGTGATGGCGAACCGCTAATCATCCATACTACATGAATGTCTTGGGGTTTCGCTCCCCAAGACAAAAGATTTTTTGAACAAACTTCTACTTGCCAGTGAAAGTAAACATTGTCAGGCTGTACGCTTACATATATCATATTTTATTATTCAATTGTTGTTGTTGTAGTTGTAGTTGTGGGGCAATTTACATAAGCAATTACATTTCCAAAAGAATCTACTTGAATTATTGGATAAAGAGGGTCGTTTGTTCTGTACCAACCTGCTGGGTAGTAGGTGGTTGCTGTAGAATCAGAATAAATTACCAACGGGTCATGTCCAATGAATTTTGCTCTTAAATCCAAATCTGTAAGCTTTACATCTATATCTACGAACACTTCCGTTACAGCTACGGTTTCTGTAGCACAAGCTTCATCTGAAGTTTCGTAAGGGCCATTAATAAACACAGGAACATCGTATTGATAACTGCAATTTCCTAATATAAATGTCCATAAACCTGCCACAGTATAAGGGTAGTTGAATGGTAAAAATATACCAGTTCCCACCCTAAAGTTTGTAGGGTCATATATTGCATCAAAAGGACCAATAGGCGTACCATTAAACTCCATTGAATCATTAGCCAAATCAAATGTACATGTTATTGCGTTTGGAGGACAAGTCGTTGTGGTAGTTGTACTTGTAGAAGTTGTGGTAGTTGTTGTTGGTGTCGGTTGTGGCGGACCATCAACTACTAATGTAAACTCGCAAGGCCCATTTTCAAATGTCCATGTTCCGGCTAAATAGTTCAAATATGGCTGCATAGCAGGGAACCAATCTTCTGGTGCAATTATTACAGGATTTGCATAAGTAAATATTTGAGGTCCGTAATTATGACTTCCCTCTTCTGTATCAGCTACAGAAACATTATAAGTTCTTGGCACTAAAGCAGTAGGGCAATTTATTTTTAAATAAGGAATTGCTCTGTTATTGTCTGGGTTAAATGGATTTCCGTATTGGTCAACCCACTCGTATGTAAACACTTCTGGTGGACACAATGTCGTGCTAGTGGTAGTTGATGTAGTTGTTGTGGTTGTTGTATAAGAACCCGGAACATAAACTATGTATTCGCAATTTCCTATATAGAATCTCCAGTTGCCAGCCTCAAAATCTATCATCAAAGGAATATTGGCATTGTTATATTCTGTTTCCGTTTCTGGTGAAATTATTTTAGTGAAAAAGCTTGGTGTTCCCGTAAACAACACATAGTTAATTGGGTCACCCGGTGCGCGATAATAAGTTGGTACAATATCTATACTTGCAGGGCAGGTTGTTGTAGTAGTTGTTGTAGATGCTGGTCTAAGCACAAACACCTCTTCGCATCCAGGGCCATCCGCAGGTCTTACTGTCCATGTTCCAAATGGAGAGTAATTTAACATATCAACAATACCTGGTAATTGTTTTACTGGTATAATATAAGTAGGTCCCCCCGGTGTAATAAATATCTCTACCTCATAAATACCCGGTATATTTACATTTACTTGAACTTGATTGTTTGGAAGCAATTCGCACGATAATCCTAATTTATCACACCCTACATTTATAGTGTATTCGCATCCTGTTGGTGATAAGAATAACCAATCTCCTGCTTCGTATGGCACTGTGAATGGTATGGTAACAAATTCATAAATTTCATCACTTGGACTTATAACTTGTAAGAATTCAGTATATGGGCTTCCAGCTGTAAATGTTACGCTTTCAAAATCATCTGCCATAACATAATCAATTACTTGAACTGGGCATGTTGTTGTGGTGGTTACTGGCATAGGTATTACAACTGTTATTGGACCACATCCCGCATAAGGACTTTTTGGTGTAAATATGTATGTTCCCCAGTATGCTGAACTTGTAAACAAGAATGGTAATTGAACATTTGTCCAATTGTAAGATGTTGGACTTCCAGGCTTGTAAACATCCCAATATCTTCCTGGACATGCACTTGTAAATATTACATCAGTACCATCCATATAATCAACTGGATTTATAGCCCATTCTAACTCACAATCACAGAATAATGTTGTAGTGGTAGTTGTAGTAGCTTGAACATTTATTGTTTGTCCACAACCATTAAAAGCAGTAAACTGCCAACTACTTCCATCTACAGGTAAATCGGCATCAAATGTAAACGGCAAAGTTACATTTGTGAATCTTTCTGTTTCACCGCCCGGGTAGTACACATCAACTACATAAGGACCCGGATTTGGAGATGTTACTCTTATTTGTTTTTCATCCAAATATGTGTAACTAATGTTGGCTACACATATTACCTCTAATTCATATTCACATACTGGATATAATGGATTTGATTCGCCTATAAAAATCCATGTTCCAGATTCATACGGAACTGTAATTGGTAAAAATACAGATTCATAAATAATGTTAGATGGAGATAATATTTGCTGAAATACTGATGGACTCCCGCTAATTACCATATTTTGGAAATTATCAAATATTGCATATTCCAATTCATCTGGAGCGCATGTTGTTGATGGTGGCTCTGGAGATGCAACCTCTATAGTTACAGGACCACAAACGCTATAAGGGCCTACTGGTGTAAATTCGTAAGTTCCTCCGTAATCAGTCGCGTTTACATATAATTCAGCTGGTAGTATGGTGTTAGGAAAATACTCTTCATCGCCTTCATCAGATGGCGTAAAGGTTATATTATACGCCCTATTATCTAAGCATGTATCTTCAAAAAATATTTTATGAGGATCTTCTGTTGGATAAAAAGGGAAGTATGTGATATACCCAATAGTACATAAGCAATTTATTGTTGTTGTAGTTGTACTTGTGGTAGTAACTCTTTCGTAATTATATTGTCTTGAACACTCTGGACTTATAGAAAATGTCCATGTTCCGTAAACACTTGAACCCAAATCAAAAACTTTAGGTAAATCAAGGTTTTCGTAAAAAGATGTTTCCCCGTTTTCAGATATAAAAGAAATGTTATAAGGGCCAAAATAGTCGCTTTCAAACAATATAACTGTTTGACTTACAATACTTCCAAGCACATCTATGTTACATATAGTAGTTGTTGTAGTGGTTGTAGTTGTTGGGTTAATTCCACCCGAAACAACAGTTCTGTAGCTACAATCTGGGCTATAATAGAACATGTATGTTCCGTATAATATTCCTTCTTTTTGCCATGTACCATTTGTAATAACTATTTCTCCGTACTCAATTGGCTCTCCCAAGTCTGGGTAGATAACCAAATCTAAAGTAGTCAACTCTGTTTCAGAAGAGAAATAAAAATCTAATACATCTTCTTCAACTTCGTAGTGGTGGTTAATTACAATTGCAGGACAAACCACATTGCTTTCTGGTAGTATTTGAATGTAAGGTTCGCAACTACAAGGGTCAATACCCATAACCGTATCAGGCACAAAATCTGAAACTTTTGACCCGATAACACCCATAGCATAAACAGTCGCTAAGTGTACTTTTACATTGTCTTGAATTGTAAATATTTTTATTTGGGCATCATTTAAAAAAATGCTTTTGCCTGTATTTAGGTACACGATTTCATACCAATACTTTAGACCTATATCTGTATTGATAAATCTTTGTACAGCATGGGTCAAATAACATTCATTACCAAAATTAATGTTATTCTCATAGATTACTTTGTTTGTTAAATTTTCCATTTAGCTTTTTTCAGACGGAATTACGCCCATTCCTATACTTTTTAATATTACTTGTTCGTTGCCATCAAACTCTACTATTGTATCGCACGCATGACCCCTTAATGATTGCCCTTGTACTAATCCATTTAATTCTTGTTGAAGATTTTGAGGTACTCCAAATGTATTAATGTTTTTGTTAGTATCAGAGTAATACACTCCTTCCTTATAAATATATTTAGCACCTGGTATGTATGATGCCATTCCAGGCGTATTTGTATCTGTATCTGGTATTGATTGTGTTGACTTGTTTAATCTTCTATTGGCTCTAACAATATGATTCATAAACATCTTAATTTTTGACTTTGACATGTTTGTTGCTGCTCCAGCTTTAAATAAAACTGAACTACCAAACAAATTCAAAAAGTCTGTTCCTTTGTTCATTGCCCAAACCTCTCCATTAAGGAAGCAAGCCATTTCTGACCCAATATTGCCCATTATATCAATTGGAATTGTAACTCCTTCTATGCTTTTTGAAAATGTATGAAATCCGTTCCAATAGTTTTTAGCTTCAGAGTAAGATATTGTAATGGTTTTATCCCCATTTCCGTTATTATCTCTTGCTGTAACATAGATTAAACCCATAGCTGAATCATATCCTGTTATAACATCCATGTTTTCGGCAGCTATGTTTTCACTCAAATTAACCCAAAATCTTTGTGCTTTTCTTAGTGATAAATTATCAGAGCCATTAGGGTCATTTCTTACAAAACATCTATTAATTACATCGTAAAAATAAACAGACCTTTCAATCGCAATTACACTACCAGGGTGCTTTGAGCCATAAGGTTGTTCGGAATAATTGACAGTGCCTATTAAATTATCTGTAACAGACAACTGGGTGCTTCCATCTAAACTCTGAATTTCTCTTCTCTTGATATATAATGAAGGTGTGTTATTCCACATGATTACTTTTAATACATATCCCACCTGTCTTGCTCCCACTATATCTCCAAATCTTGTTGATAGTATTTCGTAGTTACCTTCATCAAATACATTTGTATTATTTACCAATGTGTTTTGTAAAAGCCTACCGGTCCACCTTAACATAGTTGTTAGCCTTTGTTTTTTCATATTTGGCGTTTCAACTTGAACCCTACCTTTTCCTGTGTATTCGCTGTACCACCAATCTGAAATACTAAAACTTTCTATAAAATATATGTACCAAGGAAATGGTTTATTTGCCCTTTCTCTGTAAGCTTGCATGGCTCTAAATCTTTTATACACATCTCCATAGTAAGTTGTTACATCTGTTCCAAAATCATATTGCCTAATACCATCAACTTCTACAATTTTACCAAGAGGCTCATTTGATTCTCCTATGAGTGGCAATTCAAAATATACTGGGTCGTAATTTTCAAGGTATATTTCAACCAAACTTCCTGGTCCAATATTGTATTTTGGATAGCCAAAATCACTTATATAAACCGCTGTAACATCTTTTGTGTTATCTACTTTTTGAATAAACACATCTGTTATTTGACATTGAATATAACCACCTATAACAGTTCTAACCGAATTTGGTGTTTGGTCCTCTTGTATTGCTTCTGTTAAAAATCTTATTTTACAGTTTTTCCAATCTGTTTTAGGAAAATCAGCTATACCTCTGTTATGAGCATTAAATCCACTTGATGATGCTGAAGCTGGTGCGCCTATTGTGAATGTGTCGTAAGATTCAAGAACCAACTCAAGCAATCCAGTTGTATCGTTATAAAACATTCTAGTCACAGAGTAGTATGCGGTTTTCTGTATCTGACCCTTATGAACTATTTTATAATAACTCGCCCAACTTGGGGGTGGTGTGTTTATCTTAAAATTCAACCCATAAGTTTCTGCAACTTGATTATAACTATCATCCCTTGGGTATGTTTCTGTTATGAATGGGATGTATATATCTGGGAATGGTTCAAACGCCCCCTGCCTCATTTCTTTGTCGTAATGTATAATTCCTGTTTTATGAGTACAACCTTCCTTGAACCCTCTTTGTAAATCGGTTGGACTTCTTGCAAATCCTGGTTGGTCTGAATATATTGTTCCATTCATTGCTCTTATTTCATCGGCAAAAATTAGTATTTTACCATTCTTAGGGTTTGCGGCTATTTTATTACCACCAGTTCTAAAAAAAGTATATCCCGTTTGCTCTAAAAGTGCTGCGCAAAGATTATCTATAAAAAGATTGACATCACCTATATCAGCAAATGTAATTGTGTATGTATATGGTATGTTTAATGTATTGTAAACATAAATAAATGGAGCTATTGGCCTTATAATTTGGAATGGGTATGGCCACTCAGAGACAGTTCCAGACAATACATCTCCAGGCCTTAAATTTGCAGCACCGACAGCTGAATTATACTCACCAAAAGAATATTGCAATTTTCCATCCGAACCATAAAGTGCAAATGGTGTTATTATTTGTTTTGGAAAATATGGTGTCTGAAACTCTTCTTTTACATAAGTAACCTCCGCAATAGTATTAACCCTATCTTGGCCTTCTGTAATATCAAGAAAAACCACTTGATTATCATCAACAATTTCTTGATGCCTTGCAACTAATGGTGCGGTATAAAATAACCTATCTGTTTCAACATTGCTTATTGGTGTGGTCGCTTCGTTTCCATAAAAATAAGCAAAATAATTACTATCAGTAAAATAACCCTGATCTCTTTTGGCTATAAAAAATCTATACCAATTAGGGTCTGTAGTTCCTGTTGATGAAGACCCATTACCATTTCTATAGTAAAATTCAATTTCAACTACTGTTTGATGAATACTGTTTATCTCATTATTAAAAACAAGTATTTCATTATTTTCTGGATTAGCACCATAAACAGGCCTATCAAAAGCAACTCCTAATATATCAGGTTTTGTCAACAAGCTAATATCAGATATAGGACTTAAACTTGAAAATTCACCATCCTTGTATTTGTATCTAACCCTAAATTGAAAATGCTTATACGAAAGAAAGTTTGAAACTCTATTTAGGTTGTACTGCAATTGTATTCCTGGGCTTTTTTGTGGAGCCTGTTTTGCTACATTAATCCAATATTGGTCAAATGTAAAATTGTTATCTGCTATGTAATACAAGTCAGATAGGTTATATCTTCTTTGTGGATTAACGCCATCTGTAAACCATAAATACTGAACTGGAATTGAGTTACCAAAAACGGGATGCTCTGGAAGTATGTTTTCCCAATCTTCCATCAACTCTCCGGTTTCCATAATTCTTGCGTTGTAGATTTTATTCTCTTCGCTAAAATTTAAAATATTACCCCATGTATTAAAACCGCCTGCTGTTTTTAGGAAGTAAGTCAATGTTTCAATAAATGGCTCTATACCTGCTGGTTTTGGCCAATACCTGTATATACAGTGATTGCCTAATGAGTTATAGTTAAAAAATATTATTGCATCATTCCTCAAGTCTTTGCAAACAGCAATACATTTGTTTACTCCAGTAGGTAACTCAAAGTCAATGTATGTTTTGGTAATGTAACTCCAGAACCTTGTTATTTTTACATTGGATGCAACAGATTCAGCAGTACCCTTATTACGGGCAAAAGTTGAATTGGTTGTACCATTTAGTAGGTAGGTGTAAAACCCAGCATCTACATCCCTTAAATCGCTTTCAAGGTCAAGACCTGCCAAGAAATCATTTGTTTGTTCTACGCTCATCGCTTAATACCTTGTTTTACATGTCTGTACTTAGTATCTAAAAATTCTCTCAATGTAAATCTGTTTACATAAGACCTTAATCTCTCAACTGATTCATTGTATTGCCTTTCTTTTGAATCCTTCTCACTTCTTGCAACCCTTGGGTCGTTTTCTATTCTTTGCCAAATTATGTAGTTTCTTAATGGCGTAATTAACTCATTCTCAATAATAGTACCTGGCTTAATACCAGTAGAACTATATTCAACAATTACTTCGCTATTAATCAAACTTCCATTAATCTGAAATCTCTTCAATGTTTTATCCCAGCGATAAACTGGCGCAGCAAAACCACCACCTACACCGTAAAGACCCCCAAGGTATCTTCCTGATGGCGCAAAGTGGTCAGCATAGTAAAACCCATCTGTAGGAGAGAAGCCTCCAAATGCGCCCTTTAACATGGTTCTTACATCATTGCCACACATTGTGCCTCTGTTTAGTACCATATCATTGTTTACTGCAAGATTGTACAACTGGCCGTTTAATTCAATACCAATTTTAATCCAATTTAAGCAGTCTGGTGGCATCTGCAATATACCTGCTTCATTTACTTTGCCATAGAACACCTCAAGTGCTACAGCATTAAACATTCTCATCTCATCTCTAAGACACTCAATTGCAATTTGCATCAATTGTCTATATGAGTGCATGCTCGTATCTCCTACCCTGTTTAAAGCAGATAATACGACATATCTCAAGGTAACTCCTGCACCTTGTTCTTTAACAGGCTCTACCTGATTATTTTGTTCCCATGTATGTTTCATTATCTGCCTTGTTCAATGTTGTTGTCATCAATTTGGTCATCCTTTTTCTGTCTATCCCAGAATCTATTAACGCTTTCCATAATTACTTCCAATGGAACATTAACATCATCTTCGTTAGACAAGCCATCAAAGTTAGGAACCATTTTAACCATAATTTCACCAATCTCTTCTCCAAAGAACTGAGGATGAAACAGGTCATCAAAATAAATCCTCTTTGTTTCAACCATTGCCCCAATGGTGAAATCAACTTTTGTAACATCTAACTCATCCCACATAAATTCAGAAACATTGCTTATAAGGGCAAAATTTGCTTGTCTGTTTCTTGGTTGTGATATTTGCCTAATTAGTTTTGAATCCAATGAAAATCCAGATTCAATATACCATTGATTTCTTTTTATATCAATAACTGGTTTGTAATAATACGACTTAACTAAATGGTCTGTATTAAACAATTTATTTTCTTTTATAGCTTGATCTACTGTTAATCTTATAATATCATTATAAGCCACCTCAATGGTTTTTTCTATAACAACTGGATGGTACTTTCCTCTTGAAGCAGAAGTAGTATCTCCCCCTGTTAGCCTTTCTGATATTAACGCTATGAGTTCTTTTTTATTCATTAGAATCCTTGAGTTTTACGGTTTTGAGCATCTTGAATATTAATCTGATTGTTGATATTGATAGCCAACCATGAGTAAAGTAGGTTTGCCCACTCGTTATACATTTGCTCTGGCCAATCTGGTTGAGTTGATGTTGCTGGGTCATACTCAATGTTTGTTGTAACTGGATTAATTGTATATCCAAGCACAGCTGCATTTGGTTTTCTCAAATATGTAAAATCAACAAAGCCAAGTTTCCTTGGTCTGAACTCTATGTAATTACTTTGAAACCTACACACAGGATATTCGTATGTAGGTTTCTTTAATACATTTGACAATCTTAAATCCCAATCTCCATCTCTAATCACTTCAACTGGTGTTCTAGATTCTTCATCATCTTCTCCGCAGTTTTCGTGCGATATATCAATCCAAGCTAAGGATGAGTAATGAAAATAGTTTGCAGGTATATCAGCAAAACCATATTGGTCAACTTTTAATTGAGCATCAGTTCTGCCACCCATATAAACTTTTAAATGGATTAAAGCATCTGTTATCTCTTGAGTTATTTCCCACGCCTGCGCGGGTACGGGATAGCCAGGCCTATATTGCTCTGGCAATCCGTATTTATATTTTAACAATTCATAGTCGGCAAACTTACAAGCATTATTGAACTGGTCGGGCGTAAAAACCCTTCCGTTCTGCTCCTTGTTAGCTCTCCAATTTATGAACTGGTATATGTCCCAGATATTTCTCATACTCCAAATGGTTGAATTTCTACAGATTCAGAACTTGTACCACATGTTTTGCAATCACACTCGCAACCTTGTCCGTTTAAGTATGCTATCAATTCAGCAGCAACACAAGTTGCGTTTCCTGTATCTTGGCAATTCATGTAAATTAAATATCTATTAATGTAAATTCCAGCTTGAAATAAAACTTCTCTTAACCAGCCTGTTTGGTTACTACCAACCGTTACAGCTTCTTGATATTTCTTTTGCAACGATTTTAAGCAAGGTGATATGCAACACAAACCAGGGTCACATTGTACATCTGGGTACAAATAACCAACTATTGTTTTGTTTACTACCAAACCATCGCTTTGTAAGTAGTTAGCGTTAATTTGAGAAGATATAGTGTAACCGCCAGTCCAAATGTTAGGACCAACTGTGATACTTGCATTTTCTGTAACGACTGTTGCTGATACCGGATTTCCATTCAAGTCTTTTGGAAACTGAACGGTCAATGTTCTGTTTATGATTGTATAGCTTGCTGAAAATACTGTGTTATCAACTACAGTTAATTGCGACCTAAAGCAGTCTGGGAAAACCGATAAAGATACACCAGGGAATGTGTAGCAGTAATTGTACGATGTTTCTCTTGTGTAGTATGTCACTATTCTTGCATAGTGTACATTCTCAAAGTTTGCAAATGTTTCTAAGGTAATAGATTGAACATTTGGAGTAAACGATGAACCTGTAACAACAACCTCTCCAAGTGAAACATTACCACTATTAAAAAGTTGTAGTTTAACTGCAGAAGCTTGACCAAGAATCGTAGAGATTTGAATATCATAATTGACTGAACTTCCAAAGCTAATAGTATTAGCATTGGACATTGTTGCTACTTGCTGCAAAAATAATTCATCTAACACTCTTATTGAATATGTGAATAAATAAGATGCTTGTGGTACATTTCCATTTGAATCTACAGGTAGATTAAACTGAAATGATGTTGATGAACTTGGAGATATATCGGGAAAATTATAATCAGTATTATTCTGAAAAATAGATGAACCCCTTTGTGCTTTTACGATACCTTGAACCTTAGTTGGGTCAATCCCGTTCACTGTATATTGAGTATTATCCTGCAATACTACCTTCGGGCCACCTGAAGCACTTAAATTAAAAGTGGTTCCGAATAAAAATGATGATTTGTACATGTATTTTATTGTTTTAGACAAAGTTACATTTTTTGTACAAAAAAAATGCTTACCGTTTTTGGTAAGCATCTTTTTTTATTTTTTGTCCTATTTTGATTTTGGACCTCTCTTTACAACTTCTTTCTTATTCATCTCATCCTCCCACCTTTGTTCAGAGTAGATTTTGAAAAACTCCCACTCTTTAGGGTCAGATTTCAAGAAATAGATTAATGATTCTTTTGGACTTCTTTGACCAATCACATCAGTCAATGGAATATTTTTAACATAGTTTCCATCATCAGTTTGTTTAAGCAATATCCATCCCTCTCCATCAATGTACTTCAATAGGTTTTGCTCTTCTAACCATGCTATTTCAGATGAAATTTCAATTTCCTCTTCAAGCTTTACAACTTTAGAAAACTCTTGGAAACCATTTTTTCTGATTTTCAACATACTGATAAGTGAAATTCTCACTTCTGCTGGACCAACATTTTTAACATCAAGCGCGCCAGGTATATTAAAGTGTGCTGCAATCTTACGAATTCTATCTTCAGTAAACTCTTTACTGATATAATGTATAGCACTTGCTTGTAACACATCCATATCCAATACGCTCAATGCTTCTTTTTCTCTATCCTCAACAACAAATACTGGGTTTTGACCAGAATGTGCTACTCCACCTCTTTGGGGTGTACAGAACAATAGAAAAAACAATTTGTCCATTTCGTTTTGGCCAATCTTAGTTTCTGTGTTAAACTGAATCATAGAATCTGATGCCCTAAAAACTCCAGATGTGTTAGTTGGCGTAAATGTTCTACTCCATTGCCAAGTATCAAAACTACCTTCGCTTGCAATTACAGACTTTGTTCTGATAATTACACCTGGAGGTCTAATGACTCTGTTTCTGTTTTTTGGATTTGGGTCTTTAATCTGCCAATGAGATGGCATTTTAAGAACTACAGGAAATTTACTTGAAACTTCCTTTCTGATTCTTTCCTTGTCGGAAGATGTTAGGGTATAAGCAACCCCGTTTTTTAATAATGGCATAGTTTTATTTTTTTGTGGCTGGATTTGCACCAACAATCAGTTACTTTTTGGCAATGATTATCTAACAACACCCACCATGCTTGGTACAAAAATAAAGAAAGCCCTCGCAAATGCAAGGGCTTTCTTTATTGTAATCAATATGATTATGAGTTAGGAATGATATTAACCATTTGGTTTGTGGCGAAAAATTCACCAGCCATTTCAGTTAACATGTTCACTCTTTTTACATCAAAGTCATCAGTAGGAACATCTGCGTTAGCACCTGTTTGCCATACTTTCATTTTACGATTGTATTTACCTAATCCACGATAAACAACTCCAATAGAAGGAATACTATTCTTAGTTATTGGATCTTTGTAGCGTTGTAACGGAATAGCCATACCTCTTTGTACATAGTTGTAACCGCTTGTTCCGTACAATTTAGGATGGTAGAATGAATCAATGTTTTTGATACAGAATGTATATCCATCAACATGTAGGTATTTGAAACCAATGTGCATATCCATTTCTCTGCCATCATCACCAGCACCAAATAATGCAGTTTTAGCTCTTTCAGCATAAACAACAGCAGTATCTTTGTTGGCTTCAAATAACATTTGGTCTTGCTCTTGACCGAACTCTAAACCACAGAATAAAGCTACAAACTGATTGGTGTATTGCTTCTTCATAGCTTTAACCATGTTGTAGTAATCTTGTAATTCCCAAGTACCAGGAGTGTAACCATACTGAATAGCATAGCTGTTCAATTCTGGTAACAAACCTCTTGTACCTTCACCAACTAACGATTGTCCGTTGATAATCATACCTGTATTTGTGATTTGTTTTCCAGACAAGAAAGCACCTTGAATTTTTAATTGTTGTTCGTACTCTAAATCCAAGAAACCTTTGTTTGCCCAAGATTCAACTTTGTCAGAACCAACCATTTTAATCCAAGATTCGGTACTTAATTCCCTTCCTGATGCAACTCTTGTTGATTTGATAGTTTGGGTTTTGTTGGCCCAAGAGATAATACCAGAGATGATACTACCTGGTTGACCAGAACCTTCAGCGGCAACACTTGAAGCGATGAATAATTCTTGACCAGCAGCTACAGTAGGAATCAAATCATTAGTATCGTGAGTTACAACACTTAAAGTAACTGTTGAAGTTCCAGCACCAGTGATGCTAATGATACTCGCAGGAATATCACCTGCTAAAATGATTGTGTTACCAACTTGAGGGAAGAATTTGCTATTTGGGTCTAAAGCAGATGCAGCCAAAACAAATGTACCAGTGTTTGTACCAGCACCAGTTTGAGAAGCAATAGCAAAGTTATTCCAAATCCACTCTTCTTCATAGTGTTCAATAGTTTGAATACCATCAACTCTTTCAAAACCTAAAGCACGAATAGTGTCAAAAAACTCTTTACCTTGAGAACCGTATCTACGGGTCAATTGAGGTAATACTTTACGAGCTTGTAAGTCCAAAGTGGTAATATAGTTAGCGTAGTAATCTTGACCAGATACAGCAGCACCTAAAGTGGTAAAAGCTAAACCAGACAAGTTAGAAGATGAACTCAAAACCAAAGTTCCGAATCCCAACATAGCGAATAATCCACCAAACAAGCTTACTTGCATAGATGGTTCCGCAAAAGATGATAGTGCAGCACTCACCATGAATGCAACTACCAAAGAATATAATAATTTAAAATTTTTCATTTTTTTAGTCTAAAAAGCTATTAATAAATTGCTCTTCTGAACTCGCATCTTGAATTAAAGGTTTTGCATGACCGGTTCCCCTGTTTATAGCGGATGGGTTGTGCAATTCAGCATCCAATTTTTGAGCCAATTGTGTTTCAGCCTGCTTCACAGCAGAATGGATAATCTTAGAAAAATCTTCCACCATAATTTCGTTTATTGCTGCCTGTCTGGCTGCATTTCTAACTTCTGGTGTAATGTTCTTTTTAGAGTACCCGTTTGCGACAAGAGTATTCGTAATCTTCTTTGCTTTCTCTGAAAGTCTGCTGGCATCAATGGCGTAATCTAAAAGTTTAGATTTAGTTCCATCTTGCGCCTCTGACATGATAGGCAAATTAGCCACATCCGAAATACTTGAAATAATTTCTGGTTCAACCTCTGAAAGAGCTGATTGTCTTGCACTTTCAATTTGCTCAACTGTTGGCGCAATAAACTTGCTCTCTTGGTAGCCTTTTATTTTCTCAATAATAGGTGCAACCTTTGAGGCTAATGAAGCCTTGTTTACTTCAATTTCTTCCGTAGAATACTCATTCTCGTTTAATCCGTTTTCACGAATAATTTTTGAACGAACTCCAGCTTCTTTACCTACCAATGAAGGGTTCTGAATTATCTCGTTTGCTACCATTATCTCAACGGGATCCGCATCCGATAAATTCAAACCTCTTATGTACTGATAAGTTCCAAAGTTTGAAATTCCTGTTTCTTTCACAAATTGATTATATCCGGCAATTTCATCATTTGCGAAAGGGTTTTGCTGAATAGATTTTACTTTCTCAAGTTCCTCGCGACTTGAACTTAATTCCGTTGCGGCTTTCTTCCATTCTTGAACATTCGTTTTAACCTTGTCCCAGTCATCTTCAAACTCATCACCAAAAATCTCTTTTGGTGTTACTGTGAGTTTGTTTTCTTGACCTGGATTTGGTTGACTGTTCAAATTAGAATTAGCCTCACCTGGTTCAGCTGTTGTTGGTTTTGCAGTTTGTACGGGACTGGCCGTTTGACTTTCATTAAATAAGTCATCTAAAAAAGCGTTTTCTCCGCCTGTGTTTTCAGTAGTCATTGTTATACAAATTTAAAATGTTTGTTTCAATTTATGCAAATTATTTATTATTGAGGCATTTCTAACTGTTCTTGTGGTGCTTGCTGTTGATCTTCTTGAGGCATTTCTTGACCTCCTTCCGGTCCTTGTTGTTGAGGCATGAGCATAGGCAAAACAAAGCCTTGAACCAATGCTTGTTTCATTTGATTGTAAGATTGGTCGTTTGCTAATTCTTTGTTACTCATGTGTTTTACAAGTTCCAAAACCAACTCTTTTTTGAACTTCATTTGCTCAAGTTCTTGTGTTTGTTGTGCTTGTAAAGTTATATTTTCTCTTTGCAACTGCAATGCTTGTTTCTTCCTCTTTTCAAGTCTGAAACTCAATACCATTTGTGCTTGTTTGAGCATACCCTTGTCTATCATACCTACAATCATCAAGTAATCTGCATAAGAAATGTTCTCACCATCTTTACCAGGCTTTAGAGCTTCGGTTGCTGCTTGTAGGATTATGTTCTTAAACTCGTTTGAAGGCAATGCTTCAACTTTTAATCCATAAACCCTGTCAGCTGATTCTTTTGAAATCTTAAACATTTCCATTGATGACTTACCCATAACAGGGTAGTAAACATCGTAGCCATCTCCGTATTTAATTTGAATCTGTATTCTGTCACAAGCGTTTTTGGCTCCCATTTCTTTTAGTGTGGTATAAGCTGCATAAACTGGCTGAACGCTATCTGAAGTAGCTGCCACCGAAAGCTTGGCTTCTGTGGCTGTTGATTCGCCACTCTTTTGTGCAACTGCACTTACTCGGTCAATACCTGTAAGTTCTGAAAGGAACTGGAAATTGATTTCAAATATCTGAACAATTTCATTTAATAAGCCACCAATTCCACCTTCAGACCTACCGATTGGTTTTCCTGCTGGTGCGTTATACTTTCCTGCATGCGTAGTTGCTCTGTACACAACATCACCCGTTGCTCTTTTAAGGTTGATTAAATCTATCGGCTTTAACTCCCCATCCCCAAGGTTGATATTATTCAACGCGGTAATTTCAATTTCCAAACCAGCTGGTGAAGCCATGGCCAATGCGTTTTGTAACTTTAAAAACGCTAATTGTATTTGGTCAAGATTATTTCTTCCAGATTCTACAATTGATTTGCCTGGCAATGCGTATGCGTGTAACGAAAGTCTTGGTGTTCTTTTCTTACCAGACCTCGGTATATCATATTGCTGTCCATGTCTTAATGTTTCGTTTGTACCGACAATCCAATCGCAGAAATAAATGTTTGGAACCGTTGTTACCTTAGTTTTTTTCTTGTCAGAATTTAGCACTTGACCATGCTCTGATTTAGCGTAAATCTCTGTTCCGTATTTTGTCTTTCTAAGTGTTTTGTAATTGTAGTCAATTGACTGCCATTCACATAAAAGCACCGCAACCCTGTAATTGTCGTAGATGTAAGCGTTTGCTATTGGGTCACGATAGTCAACTACATTCTGAAAATCCCAAGTCCATATAGGATTACCAAGTCTGTTTGCAAATGTTCTTGCCAATGACATTAATTGCTTTTCTGGAAGGTCTGGCCTCCATGATCTAACCTCAGATATTGTATAGAATTTTAAGTAACCCCAAAATCTACTTTTCTTAAACGAGTTTTCTCTATCGTAGTCAATAATTAATCTCGCAAAGTCAACATACTCATATTTTTCAACGCCATCAACATCAATAAAATCCCTGTATGCTCCACAACCAATATCAACCAAGTCGCTGATAAGCTTTCTCTTGATTTCCTTGAAGTCTGAAACATATTCTGTGTACTCAATAGCTTTTTCCATGTCAATTTCGTGCTTGAGTTTAAAACCTCCAACACTATTGAATGCTTCAAGTTCTTCCATTGATTCTGCAATGTATTTTTTAGGTTCTGCCATTGGCTGAATACCTGCCATCTCTTGAATCTGCTGTACCAGTCCTCCGTATTGAGATTCAAACCAGTTATCCCACATCATGTTCTCTCTTTCTTCGCCACTAAGCGAATCAACTGCACTTACTCTGATTTTGTGGTCCTGTGTTTCAAGCCTTCCCATTACCTTTCTTTTGAAGGCAGGCATAGGAGAGAATATTTCCCAGTCAACATTGTAATATCCTTCCCTATTTGGGTTTTCATTTACTCCGCCAATGAGAATATCCATGTATTTATCTCTTGGTTGCGCACCAGCCCCATAAAGCCTTAATTCTTCCATCCTTCTTATTTGCTCAATAGAGGTGTAAGATTGGTTGCATAGAAACTTAGCGTATATGGCCTCTGCCCAAGCTATACACCATGGTGCTTCTTTTTTTACCTCTGGACTAACATCATCAGTTGGTTCAACTTTTGAAGTAACAGAGTTTCTTATCTTCTCATCATCGTGTAATGACATTAAATTATCGGACATGATTTTATTATTTATTCAAAATTACTAAGAATATCTTTTTTTTGTAAACAATTGAACGCCATTGGTTTTAATTTTTTCATTTGACCTTTTTTGAGCTTCAGTTTCATACACAATATTTGAACCCATAATTGCTCCTCCTCCAGCTACCAATAAGTCCAGATTTGTAAAGTCTTCCAAGCCTTGAGCCTCTCTTGCTTGAGTTAAAAAAATTAAATGTTTTTCTCTATGAGAGTGTTTTTCAAAATAATCCCTCAAAGTGTTAAAAAGTTTTTGCTGACTACCCCTTGAAGTGAATCCAGGGGTGTTTTTTATCTTTTTGGTGCTATGGTCAATATCATATTTCATGAATCCACCATAACCTCTTTCTTCAAAATGGGTCCATACAGCAGCAACATCTATCTCTGGAAATGATTTGCAGTTGTAATACAAACATGCCATCAATTGGTCTTCACAAAACTCTGGTAATGTTGGTGGCCTGTGTAGGTATGTCGCAACTGTTGTAAATGAACTCCAATCTTTGATAGGCTTTTTACCATCAAGTTCTTCATCAAAATTTAAAAATACTGAACCACCACCCAAAGACAGTCTTTTGCCTTGAACTTTGTTTGCTTTGAATGGGTCAGCGGAGTGCGTGTAAATATCTTCATAAAGAGGGTCTGGCCTCCATATATCGCCATCCAAATATCTTTTGTTGCTGTTAGGGTTTAGTTTTGTTATATACCATCTTCCAAACTCCGAATCCTCCTCAAAAACAACTATGCTGTCTTTCACGCCATCTCTCCACTTGAAGTTACCTTTTACTCCCAATGGCTCCTTGATGAATCTCAACTCATCAATTCTTTCATCTATCTTTTTAGTATTGAATCCTATGTCACCATCTTTTGACCTAAAGCACTCTCTAAATCTGATAGGAAATAAACGAACCTCTTCGTTGTACGCCTCAATATCTTCCGCATCAAGCAATGCCCTTCTTTTTGACAATAGCGCATCTTTTGAACCTATTCGTATCAACTTGCCATCTATACCCCTAATAGGCTTTTCTGGTGTTTCTATTACAGTATCTCCATATTCATCAATGTAACCCTCCAAACCATCGTAAGAGGGGAAATAAAAATTCATTAGGCCCGATGCTGTTTGGCCCGTAATATCTCTGTATTGCCAGTGACTAAGTTTGGCCAGCCTAAAGTAAGCCATACCGCCCTTCTTTTCCATTTCACCTACTGTTGATGGGTAACCAAGTAAACCACCAATTACAGCCCTGTTTCCTTGCGCTACGCATGGAACCAAAACTTTGTGTCTTTCATCTACCTCAACCTCTTTTGTCTTACCAGCCTCATCCACATCAAGCCAAAACATTTTAAGACCATCATAGAACGCTCCACTTGCTTTGTCTGAATATGTAATTCTTGACCTTAGGGCAATTGATTTGTTTTCATCTCTTTGCTTTTGGTTTGTAACCTTTTGAGATGTTTGAGGTCTAAAATGTAATTCCTTTGATGGGTCATCATAAGCTGATGTCATTGGTTTAAAGAAAAACATTTGACTTCTCCAGCCAGGAACAGATATGGTTGCAAATAACTCCAAAGCCTTTGTTCCTGTATCGGCCATGATTCCAGAGTGAACACCAAATCTTCTTCTGGTTTCAATGTACTGGGCGCATAAGTGTTTGTTTGTCGCTCCATCCCTTCGGCCCTTTGGGTACAAATATCCAATCATGGTTCTGTTTCCGTAAGATTTCATCTTAGCTTTTTTAAGCTTTTCATCTTCGTAAATAACATAACCGTTTTCAATAACAGGAAATTCGGTAGTCGTGTAAACATACCGAAGCGAGTGATACCATCTCCTATCTTTATCGCGATAGTCTGGTGACTTGTTATCTGCAAACCTCCAAAAGTTTATGTACTCATAGTGCCATCCATCAAGGTATGTTGGTTTGCCTTTTATCCATTGCCATTGGCCAGTAAATCCAGTTCTTATAACTTTCTTTATCCAATTTATTTCATCAAACCAAGATGCTGAATCGTTTTTTAGAACGGGCCATATTAAATCTGGGTTATTGTCATTTTTTTTGATTAAAGCTTCAAGCCTTGCAGGTACAACCTCCCTTTGAAAGAACTGCTCTTTTGCAGGTAATCCAAAGTTTACCATTTCGTGGTAATCAGGCATTTGAATTGTAGCAAAATTGTTTTCTATGGTGTGTACTTTCCAAGGTTTATTAGGAGCCGGAAGTTTAATCCATATAGGATGTAAATCTGGGTCATCTTGGTTCAATACTACATGAGAATCCTCCTTCTTGTAATCTACAAGAACATTAACATCCAATTCTGGGTATTTTGCTATTAAATCAGCAAGGAAGCTCATTTGGGTTTTCTTTTAGTTTAGCTGCTATTTCTTCTGGTCTTAACTCTACTCTATCCTCTAAATAAAATCTATACAATTCCTGTTTAATTTTTTCAGAGTTGTCGTTCTGCACTAACTCATCTTGCGTTGCTGTTAGTTCATCTTCAATTTTGGTAAACTGATTAATGTCCTTTGTGGCTCCATCTAAAATCTCCTTACCTGCTCTTGCATACGCTTCTTGTAAAATGCAATACTTTTGATATGTTACATCTTTTTGTATTGAAACATACCTAACTATCATTGCGTTTATTTGCTCAATCTCACACATCATCATGGCATCTACAAGCCTTTCAAATCTGTTTGAGGTTCTTTTAAAACCAGCCAACTCCGCAGCCAGTATCTTTGTTTTCATTATATCAGAGGTTCTTAATGGACTTTTCTTATCGTAAACTCCAATAATGTACTTTAATACCTTTCTCCTGTGTAGGGGAACAATAGCATTAAACTCTGAATACTTTTGAAATAACTGGTTTTTAAAATATGGATCATCGCTATCAGACATCAAGTCTATGCGCATATCCATTTTGGAAAAATCATATTCGCTTAAATCCATTTTGCAATAGCGTATTTTATTGCGTACCAAACAATACTAATTCCACCAATCCATGCTAAAATTTTAACCCACCAAGGAATGTAGGTTACAGTTGAAACTACAACCTTTGTTTCTTCGCTGTTTTTTTGCATTACAGAGAGTTTATTTATCTCGTAGTCCTTTTGTGTTATTAATTCTTGAAACCTGCTTGTAGTGCCTTTTAAATCATAATTAAAATAAACCTTTCCATTTCTTACTTTGATTGTAAAGACATCACCGTTTCTTCTGACCGTAGTTTTACTGTTTTCGTCACATGGAATACTATCGCTTCCCGATACCCCTTCAACGATTACAATAGAATCTTTTGTCTTAATTACAATACTGTCTTTTATAACCAGACTATCTTTAACTACAATAGAATCCTTGATTCTTGTTTCTGGTGGAAACTTTTTTTCGCAAGCTTGTTTTGTAACGCAGCTTGAAAGTAGTAATAATATAAATATGTACCTCATAACTTCAAATATAATAAAAAACCGAAGCTAATCGTTACTTAACTTCGGTTAATGTTGTATAAAACACTAATATTCAATATAAAAAACTAATGTAAGTCATCGGCTTCCATCAATACTTCAGCAATTAATTTTGCTACACTTTCTATGGAATGAAAATATTTATCAAGGTCATCTTTGTTTGTAATAAAACAAACTTCAATAAGCATGTTTATTCCGATAAACTTAAATATACCAAGAGTTTTTCTTTGCGATTCTTGAGGAAATTTTAATCCACGATATTTTATTCCAATAGCTTTTGAAACACCAAAACCTATTTTATGTGCAATTTTTAACTCATTGGGTGTTGCGTTTTCTGGAACAAATATTTCTGTCCCAGTTGCACTTGGACTTCCTGCATTAAAGTGTATATCAAAAGTTACACTACCACTACCTGTTTTAATATTGGATGTTGTTTGAGATAGTGTCCAAGAATCTTGGTCTTTAACGACTTTGTATTTTGGTGAAATATAACTTGATATTTTTTCTCTTAAATGCTTTGTTAAGTCGGATTCCATAAATCCGTTTGATATAGCACCAGGATCGTTGTTGTGGTGTCCAGCAGTAATTACTATCATAAATTTATTAAAATAAGAAAACAAACCATAAGAGCAACAATAAAAAATGCCAACACTAATGAGGTGTAATCTACTCTGTTTGGATTGTTTTTGTTGAAATCGCTTTTCATTTTACTCCTCCTCGTTGTTTTTTTCAGATGGATCAGACTTCCTCATTATTACGGAAGTAAAGTGTTTTAAAATATCAATTCCGGTTATAGATTGAATATTTTCTCTTAACGATTGTAGTTCAGCCAAAGCGATAATTGCAACTACTGGTTTTACAAATGGAATTTCTTCACCGAAATAAACTTCGGCCATCCTTACAACCAATATGCAAATTATATAAGCGCAACCAGAGTAAAACTTTTGAATAACCTTCCTACTTGTAAAAGTATCGGTCCTATGACCTTTTATCATTCCTGTTATCCAATCTGCCATAACAAGCATACCGACAAAAATTAATGCCGGTACTATTGGTGAAATATATGAAAGCACTCCTGCTAAAATATAGGGTGCGTATTTTATAGCTAATAGCTCTAATGGAACATTGCTAGATTTCATTATTTTCAAAGGGGTTTTTATATCCCTCTAAAATGTCACAAATCTGAATTATAGTCACTGGTAAACCATGCTTTTTAATCTTAGCTTTTACAAGGCTTATCTCTTCTGATTCCATTAAAAAATCTTCGTTTGATTTGTGTCTTGAAATTTTAACAATCAATTCACCACATTTATAAGATTCCTCTGGTGGTTGACCTTCTTGAACCATGTTTAAAACATTGATTATAATGTCTTTTACAGAAATAGCTTTTCCGTTTTCGGTGATTGGCTCACCTGTAGCTGTAAGAATGTTTTGGTTTATATTGACTTTTGACATGTGACAATTATAGGGTTTTTTTACAAAATTACAAAGTTGATGTAAAAGTTAAACTTGGATTTAATACTGACAAATGCAAGATATATAGATCATGCAATTCAGCAAGAATATCTCCAACTAAATCTTCCATCTCTATTGGCGGTAAATTGTATAAAAACGAATTAGATTCTGTTCCAATGTAAGAATCTATGTAGCCCTGTGGCGCATCATTTTTAACACCCAATCTTGTTGAGTAGTTAACCACTATTTTTTCTACCTTAATCGGTGTTTGAGTTTCCTCTGTTGTAGCTAAAAAGCTAGGGATGTTTACTAATATCATGATATAATTAATTAATTTCCAGCTACTGCCGGTATTCTGTATGATGTACCTGTTGAATCAAAGATAACTAAATAACCTGCTGGTGTAACTGTTGTTGCTACATAAGCTGCATGTGTTTTATGCTTACCCATTATAAATGTATCACCACTTCCATCAGCAAAAACAGCTTTTAAGGTATCTCCTGCCGCAGTAGTTGTAGCAACAGCAAGTGCTGGTGCCGCTGTTCCGGTTGGACCAAAAGCTAATCTTTGTATTGCTGTATTGTCTGATTTTGTGAAACCCGGAATACCATCTCCAGTTTGAAATACTAATCTAGCACCTTGTGTTACATTTCCAAATTCAACTCTTGTTAATGTTGTGTTTGCATTATTTCTAATTCTAAAAGCACCATCACCATTTTCAGAAAGTGTAATTCTACTGTTTATTAAAATTGTTCCAGTTGTTGAAAAGCTATTTCCAACAATAGCACCAATCATAGTAAATGTACTGGTGTTTAATGTTGCAACCAATCCACCGCTTATTGTTTCAAATTGCATTTCAAAAGAAGGTGGGTTAGCTGGTGCAAATGATTTTACATACATCCTATAACCACCAGTAAGACTTGTACTTGTTGTGTTATTCCATCCGTTTGCAGAAAAATACAAAACTGGTGAGTTTTGAACAGGTGCAGCACCAGATGCATTTGTTGTTGCATTTAAATAAAAACCAGATGTGGTTGTCGTTCCTGTATTTGTAATACCTACTGTTTGTGTTGCTGTGTATGTCTGAGCAATTTCAAGACCAGCAAGTGTCATTGATGAATTAGGAAGTGTAAATGTTTTATCACTTGTTGTTATCGCGCTTGTATTAAAAATTGCAGCACCAGTAGCAGTTCCTATCTTAACTCCAAGATAACCATTTGTACTGTAAAATAGTGTTGTGTTATTTGCTGTACCGGTTGGAGTAGTAACCCATGAACCACTTACAAATCCACTATGAAACAAATTAGATACAAAAGTATTTGATTGGAATGTTTGAATTGCTGTATATGTTTGAGCAATGTTTATCCCTGCAAGAGTTACTGCTGCAAAGTCTGGAAAAGTATAAACACTATTTTGTGAAATAACTCCACCAGTCCTTAAAGTGGTACTATATAAGTTGGCGTTTTGCCATTTAATATCACCATTACTGTCAGCAAATAAGGCTGTGTTTTGGCCAGAGGCAGTCGCATCAGAAGCTTGATGTCTTAAATGAATATGACCATTACCATTTGTTCCAGAAATTTTTAAAGAAGTGCTATTTGTTTCTCCTATTACAGTTAATGCACTATTTATTGAAACAGCAGTTGTAGATAATTGCAAAGGAGAGGCTACTCCATCTCCATCGTTTACGGCTTGTAATGTTGTGCTTAATGGTGCATTTAAACCATTTAGGTTTAATATTCCTTTGTAGTTTAGACCTATGTTTTGTCCGTTTAAATTTGCCATGTTATGACCCCCAAATTAAATTTGTTAATGAACCCCATATTTGAGATATAGTATTGGCTCCCCATAAGTAACCAATGCTTATTGTGTTTGAAAATGCGTAACCACTACCAACACTATCTGTTGCGGTTACTTTTAATTTTAAATTTTTATTACTATCAGCAACTTGTATTGCGTAAGTATCGTTAGTTTCTCCAACTATTGGAGTACTACCTCTATACCATTGATAAGTATATGTAACTGTTCCTGTTGTGTTAGTCCATGTACCATTAGAAACAAGACTTAATAAACTTCCAACTCCTGTACCATCAGAATCAATTTCTGGAGGCACAGTATTGATAGGACCAACAGGACCAGTTCCTGTGGTTAAAATCCTTCTTAGAGATTGACTTGTTCCTATGCCAATACCAGTAGCCATTATTCAGCAGGATATTTTCTTGATGTATATTTTTGAGGCATAAGTAAGTGTAGTTCAACAAGTCCGCTTACTCCGCTTGCTACAGCTACTTTTGAAAAGGCAGCTCTTTTTGGGCATAAAATAGCACCAGCAGGTATTATTTTACCTACTATGTTTTGACCTATTTGACCTGTATTGTCCTCAGCACTAAACATAACATTTTGTGATAATGTTTGATTATATGTAGGACTTGAAGGGTCATTGTCAATATATTGTTCTTCTAATGAATCAAATTCAGTATCGGATAATACAACAATTCTACCAATACCATAATCTAAACCTGTTAAATCTAAAGCTTCTCCAATACTAAGGTAATGAGTTACCGTACCTGCTATGTTTGAAATATCATCATTCATAATTGTATCTTTTTGTAATTCAAAGATAAACAATTTTTATTTTATCAAACAATTGCTTTTTAAAAAACGAAAATTATATTTGCTACGGATGCGCTATTATTTACGAGAGATAATACCGTATTACGGAACAGTTTTTTAGTGTTAAACCCTAAAAACTTAAACCCCCAGACTAATCTCGTAAGTTCTGGGGGTTTTTTTTATGAGAAAATTTATAACAATTGACCAAGAATGTGTAATGGCTTGGCAAATCAATTATCAAGAAGCAGTATTATTTTCTTGGATGTATTCACTTCCTTCATGGGCCAGTCAGGTTTTTGTTGATGGTAAGACATTCTACTTTGCTGCGCATTCTAAAGCATGCTCTGACCTACCTGGTTTAACAGAAAAAGAAGACACAATGTATCGCTACTA